CGCTCTGATAAACACAGCACCTGCTGGCACTGTTACAGTGCCTGTTCCAGATGTAAAATTACCTGTGGCTGTTTTTCTATCTGCATCAATAGGCACATCTCTAAAAATTCTATATTGAGCATTTAAAATAATATTCTCTAAAACAGAATCAGAAAGAACTGTAGAGCTAACTTCAGTGTAACTTCTTATCTGTGTCTTTAATCCTGATGCGCTTAATCCTGCCATATTATGCTGTTAAGGTCACTGGTCCTGATGAGCAACCTATTCCTCCTCCTGATATTCCACCAGTTGTAGCAGTATCTGTGTCTACAGTAAAGTGGTAGAAATTTTCTGTGTTTGCAATATTTCCGCTAGAATCTCTTTTACCAACAGTAATCGAGTAACCAGCAGCTTTTGCTATATTTGATCCTGTAATACCATCAAAATCTTTTGGATTTTTGAAACCATCTGGGTCTGATGTTGTGTATCTTGCACCTCTAAATCTTACCGTATCTCCAGTAGATCTACCGTGTCCTTGTTCTGCTACGTTTATGATTCCAGAACTAGCTGATATGGTTTCAAAAGCATCTGGTTTTAATAATATTAAAACTTCATTTTCTATTCGTTGAGGTCTAGCATTTCTTAGACCTTGTTGTTCTGCTCCTCTGTTAGCTCTAAGTTCTAACTGTGGATGTTTTTCTTCATACTCAGATATGTGAACAAAAGAACCATTCCACTCTGTAACCATCTCATCGTATGGAAACTCAAGTCCTGATCTATCTGATATTGCTTTTGCATATTTTGGCATAATTAAATACTCGGGTAATAGTTTTTCGGAGTTATGTGAGTGCTTGTAGAAGAACCATCCTCTGCTAACGCTCTTGCTAACTCGTCTTCATAATATAGTTTTAATGCTTGAACTCTGTCTGGTGCATACTTTTGTGCTAAATAAAATGCTAATCCTGATACCATACAAGGCACAAATCTAAATGGAACGTCTGTTGCATCTGTATATGTAGAGTCTGCGTCTTGTATTCTTTTAACAAAATTAATGTGCACATCTTTTGATGCTGCTGATGAATCTGGTGTTGGGTATAAAGTGACTGTAACTTTATCAATAAATCTTTGGACAAAGTATTGAGCTGGTGTGCCTTTTGTTAATTTATTAGCAATAGCTGAATATGTTGATCTATCTATTTTAGTTAAAGCAGAATCAGATTGTGTTGTTTGTGTTCTATTTTGCCTAAACGTTGCCTCTAATACATCAGCTAAACCAAACGTGCTAGAGCCACTTGTGCCTCCAACAGTCACAGCTGAAGTACCATCAGCACTAGATCTAAAAAAAGCATACTCTGCTTGACCTTCAATTAGATCAATATTCGTATCGCCTATTTCCCAATAGTGTAAACCTCTGTTACCCCACTCTTGAAAAAGAATGTTAAGAGATCTTCTTGCTGATTTTAACTGGTATCCAGAAGTTACTTGTGAACCAATTCGTTCGTATGCCTCTGCAATGATATCATCAACTGCAAAAGTTTTATCGAAAGTAACTGTGCCGGAAGTTGTATTGGCCATCCGTTACCCTCCTAATAATTCTTCAAGAACTCTGCAATAACTGTGTAAGTATTTCCAGAATCAGCTGCACCTGGTACAACAAAGTTTACATCGTTTTCATTTGAGTTAGATGAGGTATTTGCTGGAACTCCACCAAATTCTCTAAAATCCCAATACCCAGATCCTATTAAAGTTACAATTGGAATATCTCCATCTGAATCTTCATAGTCTAAACGAGCAAAAGAGTCCTTTCCATCACCATTTGAACAAGAATACCACAATCTTTGTAGCGTTAAATGTGTTGGACTTTTTCCAGATACGTTAGCTGCAAGTGCAGATACATCTGCAAATACAGTTGTGCCGCCTGTTCCGTCTGATTGATTTACTATTTTAATGGTTACTCTCTTGTCATTCTGTTGCAAGATAGTAGGTCCTGTTACTGTGTCTGCCATCGTTTCCCTCCTTAATCAAGAAACTGTGGGGGCAAAGCCCCCACTGTAACTAAAGTTAATAATTATGCTCCTAAGATACCTATAAAAGTTAATCTTATAACTGTATCTCCTCCTGGATCACCACCTAAAACAACTTCTACTTCATCAGCAGTTCCTGTTGCACCAGATGTTCCAGTTCCTAATCCTCTAACTCCATTACATCCAAAAATACCTTTGAATCCTGTAGAGTTAACAGCGATAGTTGCACCGTCTAAATAAGAATCAGTGTCTGCATCATCTCCAACGTCCACTAAGTTTACAGCATTTGATGATGCTGTAGTTACGTTAACACCAATAGCTAATGGTGCAAAGTTTGCGGGCATTCCAATAGACGCTTCTTTACCTGTAGTTGCACCGTCAGCCACAGTGATTGTAGCTTGGTACGTTTGAAGAGTCATCGTGTTTGTAGATGCTGCTTTTAATTCAACAGATCCAGCTGTGTTGCTTGAAGTGTCTCCAGTTGAATTTGTTCCAACAACCACTTTATCTGTATGTGCACCAGTTGTAGTGTTTTTTGTTGAAACTTTTACAGTTGATTCCGATCTTACCGGTCCTGTAAATGTTGTGTTTGCCATAATAATATTCCTCCTAGAATATCAGAACGCAGTCCCTAGGGGCAGTCGACTATACGCGTCTACGCTCTATTTTTATTTTTTATGTATAGTGATTAATTTATATAATAGATTTTAATAAAGTGCAAGAGAGCCTGTAATGAAGTTACGTATTTCAACGATGTAGCTTTTTATTAAGTAGCTACTGAAACTTCGGGTGCTGCGTCCTCAATCTTATTAGTTAGATTAGCTAATCTAGCTTCCTCTAACTTAATTTGACTAACAACTTCTCTAATCTTGTTGTCAATCCTAACCATATCCAAAGTATATCTTTGGTGGTTACGCTGCTGCACCGCCCACTCTGTCTCCAGACCTCTCTTCTGTTTGTAAAGGTCCCTTACTTGCATTTGCATCTATGATCTCCTCGTAGGTTATCCATAGTTTACGATGGTCTATAAATCCATCTTTTTCCCAGACAATATCATTTTTTCCTAGTTTGTCAACTAGTGCATTTTCAAAGGCTTTATCTTCATCTTCTGATGTTATTTCAAAAGATGCATAATACCCATATGCTCTGATTTGTACTCGGAAATTTTTCATAGTGCCTTTCTTCTTTAGCATAAAAAAAGGGGGCTCGAAAGCCCCCTTCTTAATTAAAAGTTATTAGATTACGCTGCTCCTGGAGAACCGAACATACCTCTAGGGTCTGAGAATCCAAATGAATATCTCTCTCTAGCTTTGTATTTTACGTTTCCAGTTTCGAAATCACCTTCCATCGTTGTTTTTACTGGTGATCTAACGAACATTTTCATTCCGTTAGGCACATCAGTTTTGATGAAAAATGCATCTGTGTCAGTCAAATAGTGGTTAATTGAATATCCTTGCGGAATCATTCCCATATTTGCCAATGCGTTGATGTCATTGTCAGCTGTTCCAGTTCTGCCTTGAGACTTTAACAATCTCTCAGCTACGAATTGAAGCTCAGAAGGAATGATCATTTTCAATCCTCTTGCTGCAATTTTCAAACCTCTATCGTCTACGAACGCTGCGATGTCGATTAACGACTGCTCTAACGATGTCTCGTTAAGATCTGCTGCAGTTGCTAACTCATTTCTAAACGTTCCACCAGTGATTGGGTGGTCAGTAGCAAAAAGCTCCTTACCATCACCACCTGTGAAGTTTGAGTCAAACCCATTGTTTAACACGTTTGCTCCTTTAACTTGTTTCGCGTTAGCCATAGATCTAGCTAATGCTTTTGTATATCTAGACGCAAGTCTGTCATACAAATTATCTTCAATCGCTTCTTCAGTGATTGAGAAAGCTAAAGCAAGTGTTTCGTGAGTGTATCTAGCAGTAAAAGATTCAGTAGCTGAATCAAAGTTTACGCTTGTACCCTCAGGTTTTACCTGAGCGTTAGCGAAACCAGATAACATTACTTCTTCTTCAAAAGCTCTGTCAGAGTTTTCTACATCGTAGATCTGAAGATGCTCATCTGCGTAGTTTTTATATTCCAGGCCGAATAGTGCATTCAATCCTGGCTCTAGTTCTTTAACTAGTTGTGCTCTTGATATTGCCATAATATTATACTCCTATTCTATTATACGCCTGTTGTTAATTTAAATACGTGCTCACCTGTATTGAAAACGACATATGCGTTTACATTAGCTGAACTCGTATCACTGTTTTCGGGATCTGTTGAGATTCCGATTTGTTTGAAACCACCTGATGTTCCAGAAGTCGACGTGTCAATTTCTGAAGTCGATTGACCAGTGATTGTAGAACCTGAAGTTCCCACAAAGTCAAAAGCAGAATTGTTCATCGCCGCTGTCCCTGTACCATCGTGTTGTGCTTCAAACACAGTAAATGGATCAACGTGTACTGTAGCTTTTATATCAGAAGCATTTGTGCTTGCTGGGTAAAAAGCTTTAAACGTTGGCTTACTTGTTGATGGATCAGTAAAGAAACATCCACCGAAAACACCAACTTGTTGTGTGTCTCCAGCTGCTGCTTGCTCAATACCGCCACCCGCTACTGCTTCTACCACTTGACCTGTAAATATTGAAGTCCCGTGGTTTGCTGCTATAGCGTATTCTTCCGTTCTTAGTTCTCCACCTACAAGAGATCTTGTTGGTCTAAAACCGAACGCTGCGTCTTTGTTTGCCATAGTTTTATCCTTATTCTGTTTATGGTTTTACCCATAAACGGGTTAATGTTAATTCGTTGGTAGGGATTAACCCGAGAATCGTTAAAAAATTAACTTTTCTTTGTACCACCGAAGGTTACACGAGTCTGTCTATCACTATTGATAGGCATACTTGGATGCTGTTCCTTCATCAAATCGTTTTCTATCGCGTCTACTTTGTCTTTTGTTTGTTTTGCAAAATATTCTTTTCGCGACTCAACAATTTCTTCTGGTATCCTTGCCAGCAAAAGGCCGCCAACTCCGATCACGCCCTTGTATTTACCGTCTTGGACAGTTGGAAAATTTGATTCTGGGTATTGATCAGCTCTCACTAACTCATATCCAGATCTCAATTTAGCTGACATATTTGATGTATCATCAAATCCCATACTCTCAGCTCTTAACCATCTGTGTTTGTACCCATCCGGTGCAGGGGGTGCATCTAAAGATGATGGTGGAGTCCAAACTTTTTTTCGTTCTTCTTTAACTCTTGTTTGGCTCGCACGGGAAGTTCTTTTTTCGTTTTCATTACTCATATGCTTATACCTCCTTCGTGATATTTAATTGTTTCGCATATTCTTCTAGTGGCACACCTAATTTTTTAGCGATTGTAACTTGTGAGGGTGTGAGTCTCACTGTTTTGCGACCCGGGTTTACACTTCGCTTCGCTGAAGCTACTGTTTGTGTCGGCTTGGTCGTCACCTTATCTTCACTTTTAGCAAATTTATGTGGAAAGTCAATACGCATTCTTCTATCAATCTCCGCATAATATTCATCAGTGGAGGGGTCCATACCCTCTTCTTTAGTTAGTTTGTCGTGCAAATCAAACGCTGTATAAGTCATAGCGCTGTCTGTACCAAACCAAAGATTCTTTTCTGCCCATTCATTAGCTTTTGGATCTGATGGTGCAGTTTGAGGTTTAATAGCGTCTTCAAGAGTTTTTTCTTTAACTGGCTTTTGTTTACTTTCAGCTTCAGCTTTTTTCTTCATCATTTCAACTCTAGCTTCTTCTAAACCTAGTCTTGCTATTTCTTTTTGTGCTTGGATTTCAGCTGTTAAATCTCCAGCTTCTCTTGCTTTTGCAAGTTTAGCTGTCGCTGCTTCTAAACCAGAAGTAACTCTATTTTCCATAGCAGACATATAGCTTGGCTCCATAGTCGTTAATTTAGTTTTAGTTTTCTCAGCTTCTGCTTTAACTCCCTTTGCATATTCTAAAGCAGCTTCTTTTTGTCTTTCTGCTTCACGCATTTTTTTAGTAAGTTTAGCAATTCTTCTTTTTACACCTTCGCTGTAATCCTCTAATTCTTTCTTGTCCTCAGAACTTTTTTCTTCTTTAACAGGTTCTTTTTCTTCTTCTGTTTTTTGTTCTGGTTCTTTAACTTCTTCTTTTACTTCCTCTTTTACTTCTTCAACAATAACTTCATTGGAAGTATCTTTTTGTTCGGTCTGAACCTCTTGTTTTTTTTCTTCTGGTAAAGTCACATCTACTTCAGGTCCTGAATTATCTATGTCTACCATTTCGTTTGTTTCGTATTTTCTAGTTTCTGGCATAGTTTCTCCTTATTAATTATATGTGGTGAAGAACAGATTCAGGATTTTCTATGGTTCCTAAAACTTCATCATCGTTTAATAAACGGACTTCTCCACCTTCAATGGGTAATCTTGATCCTGCGTATCTTGCAAAAATAACCCATTGTCCTTTTTTGCACCACGGTCCTGTTGGAAATTTTTCTTTATCGTGATAGGCCAACGGTCCCATCTTTATTACATAACCACAATTTGTAGCTATTCGTAATTTTTCTAGTGATTCTTGCGCAATAATTATTCCACCTTTAGTTTTTTCTTTTGGTGTAAAAGGTAAAACTAAAAGTCTCCAGCCACTTGGCTCAGGCAACTGGTCTGTAACAGCTTTTATACTATCTGGATTTAGAGGTTCTTTTTCTTCTTGTGCTTTATACTTTTCTTCCAAAGCGTTTTTATGCTTTGGTATTTCCTTTGATGTCGATAACATTTCCTTGCTCATCTTGTTGCTCCTTATTTTCTAGCAGGTTAGAGATTTCCTGTAACAAGTACTGATATGTACGTGCCTGTCCTAACATATATTGATATTTTTCCATATTGTCAACCCCACCTGTAATCATAGTATCCCCAACAGCTTGAAGTCTATCTTTTAATATCTTTTGTAGTTTTGATACAATTACTAATCCGTCCATCTTTCCATTACCTTTATTTTTTCCTCTGCATCTACAATAACTTGTAGAAGTTTATCCATTTCATCCAAATGTTGAGGATGTTCACCTATGCCCACAGAGTTTTTAACATAGATGTTTAATGTAGCAATAGATTCTGCAATCTGTGCTTCATATCTTTTTTTAAGAGCGTTTAGTTTTTGATCTGTCACGTTTTTCTTCCTTTCCTGATTGATTCTTTACCTTTTTTAAATATGCTAGCCACCTTTGCCTTACCCATAACCTTGGCTCTCTGTTCACCAACCGTAAGAATTTGGATTTTTCTCGCAAAGGGTTTGTTGACTCGTTTAACCTTTGCCACAGTTTTACGAGCGTCCGTAGGGGTCGCAAACTTAATTCTAACAGTGTCTCTAGGATTTTCATCAGTGTATAATCTCCTCCCAGAACCTTTTGGTTTTTTACCTGTGCCTACTTTAGGATCTCTTTTTCTTCGCACCGATAACTCCTTTTAGAGTTTTAGCTTGGCCTGCGTGTAATTTAGAAGCTTTTTTTAAACCTTTAATTACACCTTTTATTTTTTTCTTTTTTCCGTTTTTTAACATTTCCATCTCCTTCTTGCCTGACGTAAACGTGAGTTTGGATCTTTCGCTGCTTTAGGAAATTTTTTCATTTGTCCTAGTGATCTTGCGCAGAATGATTTTCTACGTTTGGCAGCTTTTGATCCAGGTTTCACTTTTCCTGTCACGGCTGTTTTTAGTTTAGAACCGGGATTTAATTTTCTGTAGGCTTTGACACCGGCTCGAGTCATACCTGCTCCAGCCTTTGTAGGCCTGAAGTTCTTTTTATTTCTTGCAGGCATAGTGCCCTTAGAGAGATATCTTCTCATTACACCATACCTTTGTAGTATTTTTGATAACTTTTATTACCAACTTTTACACCACCTAAATCACCTTTTATGTGAGTTCCTTTATAATTTCTTTGTGCCTCTCTCACCATTTTCATACCTATAGAGCCACCATCTCTAGCTTTTTTTCTTGCAAATGTTTTTACGTTAGTTGGTTTAGGTCCCACATTGGCAGCTGCCCGTTTCCTGGCAACGGCAGATCTTCTCTGACCCTCTGACATTCTTCTCGCTTTCGCTAGAGGCACGCATTTTGGATACTTCCTCTTCGCGTCCGCTTTCTGTTTTGAACGGCCACACTTTGCAAAGGAACCATCTTTTCGCTTGCTCCCAATATCTACCCATTTTTGTTTGAACCATTTGTCTAAACCATTTTTTGACATTATCTTCTCGCTGCGCCAAAACCTTTAATTTGTATGCGACCACCATTTTTAAGGCCTTGTCTTTTTAATCTAGCAGTAGCTTCCATTAAACCACCTTTGGCTTTTTTACCTCTAAAATCTTTTCTTTTTAAACCAGATGGGTCTTTGATTTTACCTGCGCAAATTTTAGATGCGTAGGCATTAGCATATGCGCTTGGGTATACCGCAAATTTTCTTTTCGCTGCTGCTTTTCCTC